GGGTTTCAGGGGAGATCGCTCAATCCAAAATCAAAACTTAAGTACATCACAATCATTTTGGATGACCACCACCCCAAGATCTATGGTTTGGATAAGGTTGACTGGAATAAAACAGTTTATATTGTAGAAGGCCCCTTTGATAGTATGTTTATTGAAAACTCTATCGCAATGGTTGGTGCAGATATAGACAAAATGTTTTTCATTACAAACTTTGAAACAGAATTTGTGATGGTTTATGATAATGAAAAACGAAACAAACAAATTGTTGATAGAATGGAAAAGGCGATAGATTGGAAATTTCCAATAGTTATTTGGCCGGACACAATACAACAAAAAGACATCAATGACATGATTTTATCTGGACTTAATGTTCAATCTGTGATAGAATCCAATGTCTATAGTGGATTACAAGCTAAAACAAAACTTACTAGTTGGAAGAAGACATGAGTAACGGGACTAAAGTTGTAAAAAGAAACGGAAATACTGAGAACCTGAACCTAGACAAAATTCATAAGATGGTTGAAGAAGCATGTAGCGGTCTCGCTGGTGTTTCTGCATCTCAAGTGGAAATGCAATCAGGTATTCAATTTTATGATGGTATTACCACTGCAGAGATTCAGGAGATCTTGATTCGTTCTGCATCCGATCTTATTGATCTTGAGGCTCCTAACTACCAATTTGTTGCTGCTAGACTTCTTTTGTTTGGACTTTACAAACAAGTCTTTGGCCCATCTTGGAATCAGGGATTCCCTCATATTTTGAATCATCTTGTAGAAGGATCTTCAAGAGGAATTTATGATAAGACACTTCCTTCCCGATATTCTGAAGAGGAATGGGACAAAATTAATAGTTGGATTGATCATGATCGTGACTTCCTATTCACTTATGCAGGTTTACGCCAGGTCGTTGACAAGTATCTTGTGCAGGATAGGAGTAGTGGAGAGTTGTACGAAACTCCACAGTATATGTACATGTTGATTTCTGCAACAATTTTTGCAGAATATCCAAAAGAGACTAGACTGGACTATGTTCGTAGGTACTACAATGCAATCTCCAAACACAGGATCAACATTCCTACGCCAATCATGGCAGGTGTTAGAACCGCACTTCGCCAATTTGCAAGTTGCGTTCTTGTTGATGTTGATGACACCCTTGATAGCATCTTCAGCTCTGATATGGCAATTGGTCGCTATGTTGCTCAAAGAGCAGGAATTGGTATCAACGCAGGTCGAATCAGGGGCATCAACTCTAAAATCAGAGGTGGAGAAGTTCAACATACAGGTGTTGTCCCTTTCCTCAAAAAGTTTGAAGCGACTGTCCGATGCTGTACTCAAAATGGCATCAGAGGTGGATCAGCGACTGTCCACTTCCCCATCTGGCACAAAGAAATAGAAGATATTATTGTACTGAAAAACAATAAGGGTACTGAAGATAATCGTGTTCGTAAACTAGACTATTCAATTCAATTCTCCAAACTTTTCTATGAAAGATTCATTAATGATGAGGAAATGTCCCTCTTCTCACCTCATGATGTTCCGGCAGTTTCTGATGCTTTCGGGCTTCCTGAGTTTGATGATCTCTATGTGGCTGCAGAACGAAATGAGTCTATTCCAAGAAAAACTGTCCGCGCTCAAGAACTTATTCTAGATGTACTCAAGGAGCGTGCAGAGACTGGTCGTATTTACATTATGAATATTGATCACTGCAATTCTCATAGTTCCTTCACTGATAAAGTCTGGATGAGCAATCTTTGTCAGGAAATTACACTCCCAACAGAACCCCTTCAACATATTGATGATGTTGCTGGAGAGATTGCACTCTGCATTCTTTCTGCCATTAATGTTGGTAAGATTCGTGATTTGAATGATCTTGAAGAACTCTGCGATCTTGCAGTTCGTGGTCTTGAAGAACTTATTGATTATCAGGACTATCCAGTTCGTGCTGCGGAACTTGCAACTAAATCTCGTCGTTCACTTGGGGTTGGTTACATCGGTCTTGCACATTACTTTGCAAAACATGGAGTAAAGTACGATTCCCAAGAAGCTTGGGATATGACTCATGAGTTGACTGAATCTTTCCAATACTATCTACTCAAGTCATCCAATCAACTCGCAAAAGAGAAGAGTGCATGTACTGATTTTAATCGTACTAAGTATTTTGAAGGACTTTTGCCAATCGATACATACAAGAAAGATGTAGATGAAATTTCATCAGTTCCTTATAAACATGATTGGGAAACACTTAGAACATCTATCCTGGAATACGGGCTTAGGCACTCAACACTGTCCGCACAGATGCCTTCGGAGAGCAGTTCCGTTGTGTCAAATGCAACAAACGGAATTGAACCACCTCGCGGATACTTGTCCATTAAAAAGTCAAAGAAAGGTCCACTCAAACAAATCGTCCCCCAATATGGAACACTCAAAAATAATTATACTCTTCTATGGGACATGCCTGATAACACTGGTTATATTAACATCGTTGCCGTCATGCAAAAGTTTTTTGACCAAGCCATCAGTGGAAACTGGTCCTACAACCCAGAAAACTATCCAGACAACGAAGTTCCAGTCTCAGTAATGGCACAGGATCTTCTCCGAACCTATAAGTTTGGATGGAAGACGAGTTACTATCAGAATACTCATGACCAAAAATCTGATGAAGTCAAGGAGGACACTACCAAACAACAGTTAGAAAAACTACTTGAAGAAATGATGAATTCTAGTGAGGAAGATTGTGAAAGTTGCAAAATCTAGTAAAGAACAGGAGTTACAAATGGTACAAGGAATGACAGTATTCAACACCAGCACCGATGTTGATACCCGCAAACAACCAATGTTTTTTGGCCAACCACTAGGTTTGCAACGATATGATCACTACAAGTATCCAGTATTTGATAAACTGACTCAACAGCAACTTGGTTACTTCTGGAGACCTGAAGAAGTTTCCCTTCAGAAGGATCGTGGTGACTATCAATCTCTCCGTCCAGAACAAAAACATATCTTCACTTCCAACCTGAAGTATCAGATCATGTTAGATTCTGTTCAAGGTCGTGGTCCTGGTATGGCATTTATCCCATATTGTTCTCTTCCAGAACTTGAGGCGTGTATGGAAGTATGGGGATTTATGGAAATGATCCATAGTCGTTCATATACATATATTATTAAAAATGTTTATTCAGATCCTGCAGAAGTCTTTGATCATATTCTAGATGATGAAAAGATTGTAAGTCGTGCAACCTCTGTTACTGAGGCATATAACGATTTCATTAATGCTGCACAACAATATGGTACTTCCAATGAATGGATTCATGCACAAGAAGGTGCAGGAACATTCCGTGAAGCTCGTAAGGAACTCAAGCGTAAACTCTATCGTGCTGTTGCAAATGTCAATATTCTTGAAGGTATCAGGTTCTATGTCTCGTTCGCTTGCTCGTTTGCGTTTGGTGAACTCAAGCTTATGGAAGGATCCGCTAAAATTATCTCTCTCATCGCAAGAGACGAAAATCAGCACCTTGTCATTACTCAAAACATCCTCAATAAGTGGCGCGAAGGAGATGATCCAGAGATGCAAGAAATTGCTAAAGAAGAGGAACAATGGGTAACTGAGTGTTTCCGTAATTGTGTGAATGAGGAAAAGGAATGGGCTAAGTACCTGTTCAGAGATGGATCCATGATTGGTCTGAATGACAAACTCCTCAACAACTATGTTGAGTGGATTGCCAATCGTCGTATGAAGGCTATTGGTCTTAAACCACTTTATGATGTTCCTGCAAAGAACAATCCACTTCCTTGGACTGAGCATTGGATTTCATCTAAGGGTCTTCAGGTTGCTCCACAGGAAACAGAAGTAGAATCTTATGTTGTTGGTGGCATTAAACAAGATATGAAGAAGGATTCATTTGCTGGATTCAAACTCTGATCTAAATAAAAATAACAACTGAATTGAAATAAGTCTTATGGCTACTCAAACACAAATTCCGAGGGTAGTTTCGGAAGATCTACCCTCCAACCCTTTTTCTTTTGAAGTTCTTGCACTTGCTGCAAAACAAAAATCAAATGCAAAAAAGTCAGAAATTCTACAAAGGTATTCCGACCCTTCGTTGAAAACTATCCTAATTTGGAACTTTGATGAGACGATTATATCCATGCTTCCAGAAGGACTGGTTCCTTATGCAAGTGTGGGTCAACAGAATGTTCGTTCTGGAAATCTCAGTGATAACATTGAACGGTCTGTTCAAATGATGGATGAACTTGGATCTAATTCTATTGGATCTCAGGATCAAGGTAGAACATCTATTCGTAAAGAATACACCTATTTTTATAATTTTGTAAAAGGTGGTAATGATCGTCTTTCAAGTATGAAGAGAGAGACGATGTTTATTAGTATTCTTGAGGGACTGCACCCCCTTGAAGCCGAAATTCTTATGCTTGTTAAAGATAAGAAATTGCAAACAAAATATAATATTTCCAAACAGAATGTTTCGGATGCTTATCCTGATATTCAATGGGGCGGCAGATCATAAAATCCTAAATAGCAAGGTGTCGCAAAAAATAGTACTATGACCCTAGATCTTCATAACTTTTTTAAGTTTTATGATGAGAAGAACGCAAACCATGTTGCTGCCGTTCAGTGGTTGGAAGACAAACTTCCAGAAAAATTTTTAGATGATGCAGAGACAGACTGGATTGGAATTTTCAGAACAAAACCACCAACTCCAGCAGTTCTTGCAGTCCCATATTTTAACCAAGTAGATAACTACAGAGATGCACATAGAACTTGCAACAGTTCGTCATGTGCTATGTGTCTTGCATTCCTCAAGCCAGGAAGCATTAAAGGCGATGACGAATATGTCAAGAAAGTATTTGCGATTGGTGACACAACTGACCATGCGGTACAGACAAAAGTTCTCGCAGGTTATGGTGTTAAGTCACACTTTAGTTACAATCTTTCTTTTAATGATATTGATAAGAGTCTTGATGCTGGGAAACCTGTCGTTATTGGTATTCTGCACCGTGGCCCTCTATCTGCTCCTACTGGCGGGCACATGGTTGTAGTCATCGGAAAGACTCCAGACGGTAAAGGTTATTACTGTAATGATCCTTATGGTTCATGCAATGATAACTACACAGGTCCAGTAACAAATGGTAATAAGACCATTTACACAAAAGCAATGCTTAAGCATCGTTGGTGCCCAGGTGGCAACGATGGTTGGGGTCGTATTTTTGACTGATCACTAAAGGAGAACAATCATGGCAAGAGTAGATTTACACAACTTCTTTCAATTCTATGATGAAAGAAATCCTAACCATGTGAAAGCAGTTCAGTGGTTAGAAGACAATCTCCCCGTTGAATATCTTGGTGATA